CGACTGGATCCCAGAGACCGTTGGCAGAGTGAGTGGATAACTGATCGCCATATTAGCCTCCGAATGCCGCCGCGAATGAACCGCCACGACGACGTGAATCTGCAACCGCTTGCTTGGTCACCGCTGCGATCTGTGGCATTAACTGCGCGATCTCGGCCCGTACAGTCTGCGCGACGCCGGTTGAGATGTTGAGTGTGACGTTGACATCACCGCCACCGATCCCTTGCAGTTGCTCGTTTGAGACGACTGTCGAGTTGCGGTTCGGGATGACCAGCTCGGGGCCACGTTCACCGACAATCGACGCCTTGCCTCCGGGCATCATTCCGCCATTGGCGAATGCGCCCCCGGCAGAGACTAGACCGGCTTGAGTCCGAGATGCGGCGATTGGATTCGCGCCACCCATAAACCCTTGGATCATGCCGAATAATGGCTTGGTTATATTCTGCTGAATCTGCATCCGAATCAGATCGCGAATGATACCGTTCGCGAACTGTTTGAATGCGTCGCCGGCTTTCAGCGTACCCATCATAAAGTCAGTCAGCGCGTCTGTGGCGGACTCCATGCCGCGTGCCAAGTTATCCTCAAACACGTTAGCCATCGTCTTGGCGCTTGTTTTCACCTTGTCTAAACCTTCAGCCGCTTTAGGCAAGTTATCCTCAAACACGCTCGACATCGTGTCCGCGCTTTTTTTCACATTGTCTAAACCTTCAGCCACTTCAGGCAAGGTTATTTCCCAGACATAATCAAGATTTTCTCCCATTTTCTTCGCTGCTTCGTCTGCCTCAGCCAATGCTTGAGCCGCTTCTGGAGCGATCGTTGTGAGACCTCCAAGACCCATCTTCTCGAGTAGAGCATCGATAGCCCCGGTCACGTCTGCGATTGCGATAGCAATCGCGACAATAGGTCCTCCAAGACCACGCAAAAGCGCCTTTCCAGACGTTTTTGCAGCAAATGCCAGAATAAATAAATTTCTGCTCATCTGGATAATTGCCAGAGTAAATGAGATCAGTTTATTGACCGCCAAGGTAATTAGGAAAAATCTGAACGCCTTGGTAATAATGTCGAGGTTTTCGAGGAACCAGTTAAACCCTTTTATCATGTTCTCGACGGCCGGTACGACCAGCTCTCGGATCTTGTTTGAGACGTTCTCCATCTCTGGTGCGGCATTGCCTAGACCCTGCACGAATGCGCCCTGAATGGCCGCCTGCATGCGAGTTAGACTGTCATTGAAGTTCTCGATTGCGACCGCTCGCGTGTCATCAATGGTGATGCCAAGTCTATTGGCCTCTGCTTGCGCCTCTCTTAGGCCGGCGGATCCTTCCTCTAGCACGTTGATTAATTCAATTCCACGACGACCAAACAGCTCATAAGAAAGCCGAATGCGGTCTGTCTCTGAAGTGACGGCTTGGAATCTGTCCGCCAAAATCGCGAGTTGGTCACTGACCGGGATCTGATTAAATGCCACCGCATTGATCCCTAGTTCGTTTAGCGCATCCTTAGCCTTTCCGGTGCCCGTCGCGGCCTCGGAGACACGACGTGCAAGACCTTCCAAACCTTTGCCAAGTGAAGCTGTAGAGACGCCAGAGAGATCTGCCGCATACGCAAGGCCGCCAAGTTCGCGTGTGGAGATGCCGATCCGACGACTCATCTTGGATAACACGTCGACGGTTTCGAGTGCGTTATTTGCCAAGGCGCCAAAACCGGCCCCACCTGCTAGAAGTGCAGCAGCAGACTGTAAAGAAAACATGGCGCCCTTGATGCGCCCGAGAGATCCTTGGAGTGAGTTAAGCGCTGCCTTGGTTTTATCCTGAGCGCTTAGAACGATTTTGTGATCTGTCTTTGTTGCCATGTTTGATCTCGTAATAAGCCCACCAGCGATTAAACTCAGTCACACTCATCTGCTTGACTTCCTCAATCGAACATCCCCGGAGATCCGCTAGTGCGTATGTCTGCCATAGCAGATCTCCGGCCTTTAGTTTTTTTCAGAGTCCTCGACAGTTTCGATTCCGCTAAAAACTTGATTGAACAAATCAGAAATCTCGCCGAGCGGTTGGCGCATCAGCTTCGGCTTGTGTTCTAAGGTGAACACGCGCTCGCCCTTCTCGTCCTCAACCTTGCGAATGATGACCTCCACCATTCCAGCTAAGTCTGTTCCGTTCATGACGTTCGGGTGCTTTTTGATGATGGCTTGTAAATCGGCAACCGTCACCGCACCAGTGAACAATTTTTGACCCCGCCAAGTGAATGATTTACGGGAGTCATCCCACTCTAATAATGAATCAGCAAAGCTCATAAAACCTCATTAAACAGTGGTTGGGGTGAGATCACCGGAACCTTGAATTGAGAAGTTGGCAGTAATCATTTCACCAACTGAGCTGGAAATTGTCCGCCCAGTGATGATGCCATCGCCGGTGTAGTAAGTATCGCCACTGTCGTCACCCTCTGGATAAATCGAGAATGTGACTTCAGTTCCGACAACTAAGGCCACCTGACCGTTAGTATCGGTCTCGTCCCAGAACGCATCCACAGAAGCTGTGAACTGCTTTAGCGTTGGCAGATAAGTGCGGGCAGAATCTCCGATCACAGTATCCTCAACCACGTCGGATGTGTATTCGATAGAAAATCCAGTGACTTCGGCGACTGCGTTCGAGCCAACCTTAATCACGCCTGATGCTGAAGTATGTGTAGCCATTGTCAAGCCTCCTTAAATGGCGATGCCGGGAACGCCGGTCTGTGTGCGATAGTGTACTTCAAAAGTCAAGATAATCGTACCAACTGGTTGCTCGGAGTCTCCAGAGTATGTCGCCTCAGTATTCACTAGTTCAACATTAACTGCTTTCTGCCCGAGAGTGGTATCCGCTAAAACGGCCACTTCTACCTCCTCGGCGATATCGTCAAGCGTATCATCAAAAGTATTGAGCGCTCGGACATAGCCTTCAACCTTCAATTCGAGCGTTCTATTTTGAACACGCTTTGCACTGAATGCAGATTCCTCAGATGACTCGGAGTTCGTATAAACAATAACCGCCGGTAAACTAGCACTCTGAATCGGATATACCCTCGATGCAAAAGCATTGCTCCCAGTCGTGGTTAGCCCGGTGATTTGTGTCAGGACGTAATCCCTGATCTCTCGTCTTATGTGCGCCATGAGTAATGAGATCCTTCCTTCGTCTTCATACAAAATGTAATTTCCGGCTTGCCGTAAAACATATCCAGTCGTTGCCGCCACAATTACTGATCCTCTAGCACGAGCATCGTCATACCCTGACCGTCTGGTTGGATATCTGTGACCTTGTAGCTTTGTCCGGCAATGACGACTGTCGTGCCCTCGACCACTGCGGACACATCAGAACTGCGGCAGATAATCATAGCCTGCAAAATGCTAAACTGAACCCCGCCGCCGGCATCGACTGGCTGGTGGTCATGCTCAAAGATTGCAGTAATTGTGGACGCGCCGATCGTGACGCTGACCCCAAAATCCGCGAGGATGATTTCGCGCTCCACGTCTGTTTCAACTGCCATTACACTCTCCAGTTATCTCGGACCCAGTCGATGTGCTTGCACTGGGACGGGTCACGCTTACCTGCAAAGAATACCATCCTTGCGTTCCCGGGCAATGATCCATGCTTTAACTTGATAAAATTATACACCCCTTCGTCTTCGGTGAATCGTGATTCACCTTTCCCGAGGATGTGGCGGATCCATGCTTGGTCTGAGCCGATCACATAATCCAACTTTTCCAATTCCGCCGGAGATGTCTTTGGATCGAACTGATCCCAGACATGCCGGCGCGCTCCCGGATCCATCAGAACCATCCCACCGTTATAGTGCTGATCTCGATCAGCATGCGAGTATGCGTTAATTTTGAAATCCTCGAATCCCTCAAATAACGACGTGATATCTTTTACGATGACGCAATCAAGATCGATCATGACAAATCGACCGCCAATGATGTCCTGCATGTCTTGGCTGAACGCATAGAGCCGGTTGTAACAGCCGCCAAGATCCCGACACTTGTCCCACAGTGGGATCGTTTCGATATGATCTAAACCACTCTGGTCGTCTGTAATGCAGATGAAGTCATGCGGAATCCGCAGATGACGTTCGACCATCGCCTTCAGAATGCGAACATGCTCCGGTCCGTAGTCGCACACATGCGGAAGCATGAATCCAGTTTTGTTTCGCTTCCACTTAAAACAGACAACCTTCAGCCGGGCCATGGGATGTCATCCTGATTCCACGGTCGTGGCTTGCCATGGAAGTAAAGAACGGTCGCGTCCTTTAATGAGGCATTGCCGTCTCTGATATCGGCTTTATAGGACATGATGCTGTCGGTGTAGTCTTGAAAATACACTGGCAGTCCGACCACTTGCTCGATGAAAGCCTGATCTCCGCCGTCAATCTTGGTCGGCATGCCTGCGTCTTTATAAGACCGCCAGATGTAGCTCATGTCATCTGACCAATACATGACCCCAGAACCCATAGCGAATCGATCCGTACGCCCCCTGTATGGGTCTCGCAATATCACGAATCTCTCATCAGCAATGGAGCTGATCCACTTCTCACATTCGCCAAGAATCATGGTGTCCAGATCGACATATAATACCGGGCCTTTCTGCTTAAATAACTCCAGCTTAGACCACCACCCGGGCAGACTGTGACGCAGCGGGATCATGTCGCATGTTAGATCCAAGTCAGATAAGCACTGAAAATGAGCGAATGGAATATGCTTTTCGACTTGCCTATGCAATGCGTACACATGCTCCGGTCGGTATTCGCCGCCCGACTTTAAGACTGTCAGAAACTTAAGCCACTTGTGCATACAAATTTTGCCTCGCCTTTGGCTGGGTTGATTTCTGCATGAATCTTCCATGACGGCATCATCTCTCTGATTCGTTTCAGCCACCATGACCCCGGCTGAACGATCAAGTGCGGATTCCTGCCATCGGGAAGTGTCTTGCTCGAATCTGGTCGAGTCGCCACGATCAGATAAATCACCTTGCGCGCGCTTCTGCGAATATCCGCCAGGACGTTATCTAACAGCTCCGGTTCGATGTGCTCGAGGACGTCGGTGCAAACCACCATGTCGTGCTCATCGACTGGCACATTAAATTCCTGAACGCACGGATCGTAATTAGTGACATTCTCGATGAACTTCGACATCGTGGCCTTGCCGCAGCCATAGTCAAGGATCTTGATGCAGTCGTGCTCACCGATCAACTGTACGACTTCCTCGTACACTTCGTGTCTCTCCCTCGCCCCATAGTCAGGCCCCGAAGTGTGCAGTTGCGAATTCAGCTTTCGGTATTCGTCGGTGATGACTTCTTGCGCCATTGTCTCTTGGTTACCTTTGGTTCAACTTGACTGGACTCGAGCGCCACTGCCCGATGCGTAATGGGTGCTTCTGGTTCTGCAAATGGTCTGGCTTTTCCATGGGCGATCATGGCATCGAAAGTGCTCTCCGACACGTCTGCAATATCCCCAGCTTGATACGGTTTGCCGTCCCAAAACGTATTTCTCAAAACTTCGATTTTCATTGGTGCAACTCCTTCAGTTGTCCACTCACAAAAAAGATCCGCTCTGGATGGTCCAGCGAATCAATGAAATCCTTTAGGCGACCTTTATCTGATGTGCAGTGACGATGATTTTGCATTTCCAAGCACTGCGGTCCTTCCCACCAATACTCTCTCTTTTCGTTTTGGTCATACTGATTCATGCCACACACATAGATTTCGTCGAATCCCATATAGTCTGCCGCATAGATCGCCCGTTGCCCAGAGTACCCCATTGGCGGCCAGATATCCGCCACAATGGTTCGGCTGGTCGGGAACTTTTTAAGATGCGTGATGAACATGCAGCCGGGAATATCCTTGACCAATTCCCACATTGGACGGTCACCAAATACCAGATAGTCGATAGGTAAGATATTTGCATGCTGATTGACGCCAATAAATACATCGACGTCTGGCATATTTCGCAGGTCCAAAGGTAAGCTCGGGCCTCCGCACAAAACTGCTGCGGTCTGTCCTTTGTGCTTGTCTTTGAATTGATGAATCGCTGGCATAAAAAAGGCCCCCGAAGGGGCCTCTCTCTCAGATCATCACGAAGTTGTGACGTCTTTGATAGCTGCAAAGGACTGAGCATGGCGAACTGCCACATCCATGTCCTGATACATTGCAATCCGCGTTGCACCAGTAGAAGAACCGGTGTACGGATCAACAAGGATATCTAAGCCGCCGAACATGCCGATCATCAGGTCGGAGAAGTTTCCGAAGATGACCGCAGAACATACGCCAGTTGATGTGCCCTTGGTCAGGTCAGATGGCACCAAGTTTGTTGATGCTACTGAGTAGCCCAACAAAGTGTTGGTGTCGTTCAGGATGAAGTTGCCTTCAACGCCCGAAGTCTGACGTGAAGTCTGACGCATTGCAGCAACGACTTTCGGGTTGGTGAGGTAGGACAGACGTCCAGTCAATGCGTTGTCGATAGCAACTTCGCGCTCAAGTTCAACAAGCTTGGCGTAAGTGATATCGTCGCCGTTAGTACCCATGACAACAGCACCGATTCCGCTGGTCTGAAGGATACCAGTTGGCTCATTAGCTCCGCCGCCTTCGATGGCAACATCATCCATCTTCGCTGCGAACTGCTGGACCATGTCCTGACGCAAGATCTGCTCCACGGATGGATCAGACTGCATCATCAGCTTGCGAGAGATATCCACAAAACCAGCGCATGTCTTAGGCGACATCGTGATTTGACGGAATGTTGGAGCGCCTTCGTTAGGTGAGTTGTTCTCTGCCACGAATTGAACGCCAGTTTTAGCATTCAGCGCAGGGATTGCAACGTCGCCCTTCAGGCCTGACATCATGCGTGCGCCCAAGCTAGAGATCACCAAAGTCTCACGCAGAGCATCGACGAATTCATCCGCCAAGTGATCCGTTGGGACAAGGTTAGATCCAAACGCTGGTGAGCTGGTCAAGATGTCGCGCTTAAAGATTGAGTGCGGGACATAGAAACCACGCGCATCTTTGCCATGAACTTTGGCCAACTCTTCTGAAACTTCACGCTCGAAGCCATCGAATTTGCCAGTCGCCATGCCACGGATAGCACGCATCAAAGAGTATGAACGCTGCTCTTTTTGAGTCAGCTCAACGTCAGCGACATCCAATGGCTTGTCAGCGATCTTCTCGAGGAGAAGGCCACGGAACTGGGCCAATGAATAACCGTTGCGAATCGCATCATCAGCGAGCTTGCGTTGGTTGTGACGGGCAGCAAGATCAAGGATCTCGCCAATATCTTTTTGGTACGTAGAAAGAGTCTCCTGCCGTACCGCTTCCTGAGATTGTTCCATGATAGATACCTCCACGGTTGGAACGGTTTTTTCGGGTTCAGTTGGACTCTCCGCCGCACGTAGCACGCCGACTGACGGGTCACCGGGCAAACTTACGATTGAGACTTCCATGGGCCGCCATGAGGTTGCGCGATAGACCTTTGGGTCATTCTCATCTCGACTCATTTTTTTGATGTGATAGCCAATCGAAACATTGCTCCGAATACCATCCATCACGTCATTGTAGACCTCGCTGGCAAGTGCGCCCCGACTGAAGCGCACGACCGCCCGGAGACGCCGGGACGATCCATCGAGTTCTACGGACTCGATAACACCGATCTGCCGCTCTGGATCGTGATCGATCAAAAGTGGCGCTCGGCCTGAATTTAAGAAATCTAAATCGATAGACCGCTCATCGTGATCTAACACTTCGACACCGAATGACCGATCAACTGGCAGCTCGCTCGAGATCGACATACGCACGCGACGATCGTCGATCTTATCTGCGTCCATGACGTCGGCGCGGAACAATCGCTCATCCTTGGCGAGACGTTCTGTGTCCATGGAGTATCCCATTTCCATCATCTCGTCTTCATCATCCTCGGCGTCTTCGACTTGCTGCACTTGCTCTGGCATCAAATTGACACCCTCGAAATTCTCACTCTTTCCGAATTCGATCAAAAACGAATCGTCGGTTTCTGTGATTGAAACAATGTGGCGCTTGGCAGGTGCCGCATCGCCCCTCGCTTCTTCAATTTTGGTTAATTCCATATCATTCTCCGCCAGAGAAATATCCGCTTGTGGATTAGTATAGCCATGCTCAATCGATCTGTCTCGCCCTTCAACAATTCGCTTGCTCCATGCGAAACCTGCATCACCACCCCAAAGCGCCCACGCGATCCGGCCATTCGATGGGTAGCCGTCTTCGCCCGGTCGGAAACCCTCGGCTTCCTTGTCGACTTCGTGCCGGCTGAAATACGAATACATGCGGGTCACTGTGTCATCGCTTAGATTGCGACCATTCACGATATCGCGTGCCCGAGCGATTCCGACTTCTGTGCCGCCGCGCCCAAATTCTGACCGCCAGTCAAGGCCGCGTTGGGCCTCCTCTTTCATTTCGCCAGTTGGCTGATAACTCATTTGGACCCGCCAACAATTTTCTTGGCTTTTTCTTCATTGACGCCAAATCCAACAATTAAGATCTCGATTGCAGATTGCTCGGTGATAATGCCAGCTGCAAACGCTGTGACAACTTCGATAATAGACGCAACTTGTGCGCCGTTCATTAACTTGTCTGGAGCTTGTATGCCCTGATCCTCAGCCTGTGGAGATGGTTGTTCTGGAATTGTTGATTGTGGTGATATGACAGAAGTTGACTGACCATTCAATTCTTCGCCGGTATCCTCGTTTGTCATCGGAAGAATCGGGAGTTTCTGCGCGCCGAATGGCTCGAAAGCGAGCGACAATCCAAAGTCGGATGCGGTCTGCTTGTCTCTTGCAATCTGAGCGAAAGTCTCCTCGACGTCTCGGCCATAAACTCCAGCCACGTCCTGCATCGAAATCAAGCCGTTCTGCAATGCGGTGACCTGAGCTGAGATTTCCTTCTGCGGATCGACCCACTGGAAACCGCGCGGACGGAATGACGCCGTGTCGGCAAACTTATCATATTTGTTAATCGGTAAATCAATCACGCCGACAGTCATCGTGCTTAATAACCATTGCCGGAATACCGGCACGACGAAGTGGTCGATCAAGTATCGCTGTAACGTCCGATAAAAATCTCGATCCTCCAGCGCACCTTGGCGGATTGATGAATAGCTCGTTTGACTTAAGTCGTTTGCAAGTGAGTAATAACTCACGCCAAGTCCAGATGCGATACCGCGCAGAATCGCTTTTTCAAACTCAGCGAATGCAGTCGTCGGATGTTGCGGGTCGAACTGTTGAAACGAGACTCCGACCGGGAGCTGATGGAATGTTCCGGCCTCGGCGTCCATGATTGGAATCACGTTGTCTTCGTAATCGTCGGGCGTAAATCCATCGCCCGCCGGTGAAGTAAAGAATCCCATTTTTGATGCCGCTGTCCGAGCCGCTACAAGTTCAGCCTCGCGATAGCCATGCAGCATCTTCAGGGATGAGATCGCAGTCGACATCCATGGCACGCCTCGGCTTTGCTCTGCACGATCTGGTAAATACAAGTGCAAAATGTTTTCCGCCGGGACGCGATCTGTGCGCCGACTAGGCGTCGCGAAGTCAATATCCCCAGGATGCGCAGATAAGATGTGATAAGCGATTGGCCGATGGAATCGATCCAGCTCGACACCCATACGAATTTTCCGACCATCGGCAAGACGCTCGTTTTTTTCTTCGTCGATCAAGTCAGGCTCGAGGAACTGCAAGGCGAATCGATCAGGGTTCCCGTTGTACTGCACCATGCGGACCAGACACTCGCCATCTCGAGCGAGTGACTCAATCACCATTGACTGGGCATCGATCCATGACATCCGACCATCGACTGTACAGTTGCCGATCCGACCCCACCGTGACCATTCGCGCTCGATCAAGTTATTGGCAACAGTGTCGAGCGTCCCGTTCTCGTTGATCGAGCGCTCCTGCAAAGAAACCCCACGGTCTCCGATCACGTTGGTTTTGATGAGGTGCAGATAGCGCCTCGCATACTCATTGTTTCTGGATAGATCCCGGCAGCGGTTCCGCAGTGTCTTCAGGTTGTATCTGATTTCACTGTCGGCGCTTCGTTGTGATGGGTTGAATGTTGAGAAAAGCCGCCCGACGTTTGCGCCGTCATAGCCGCGTTTTTTGATCGCGCGCTGCTTGCGGCGGAACATATCGAAAAGCGCCATTCCTTAAAACCTCACTTTGACGGTGG